CAGAACACCGCACTCGGTAAGTTAGGCGTTGGCATCGATGCGGCAACGCTCAAAACAATGTCATTCGATGAAATCACGGCAAAACTTAGTGAGACTTTCGCAGGGCAAGCAACAGTCAAAGCCGAAACATTCGCCGGCAAGATGGATCGTCTGAAAGTCGCATTCGATGAAGGCAAGGAAACCGTCGGCTCATTCGTTCTCGATGCAATCACTCCAATGGTGAGCACGTTCGTGAACAATGTGGTTCCAGCAATGCAAGATCTCGCGGCAAAACTTGGAGACAACTTGAAACCCGTGTTCGAGGCTCTTTCCGAATTCTTCACAAAGACATTCATCCCGGCAGTGACAACAATGTGGAACTTCATCAAAGACAAACTTGCGCCGATTTTCGTCGATGTGTTGAAGCCTGCACTCGATGGAATCAAAACAGTGTTCAAAGAGGTCGGCGAACTTGTCCAAGAGAATGACGGTTTCTTCAAACTTCTCAAAACTGGACTTGATGGATTCCTCAAGGTGGCCAAGCTTGTCGCACCGTTTATCGGCGGCGCATTCAAAATCGCTTTTAGTGGAATAGGCAAGGTCATCGATGTCATCTCAATCGCCATCGGTGGACTCGTTGCCGGTATCAATTTGGCAATCTCGGCAATCAATCTATTGATCAAGGGATACAACATCGTCAATTTCTTGATTCCGGGAGCAAAAGACATCAAAGAGATTCCGAAACTTGCATCCGGTGGAATTGTAAACGCCAATAAACCCTACATCGTGGGAGAAGTCGGCGCGGAGTTATTCGTCCCGTCATCTTCGGGTCGAGTCATTCCCAACAATCGTCTCGGTGGCGGTGGCGGTTCGGTCATCAATCTGACGGTCAATGGAGCCATTGATAGCGAAAGCACCGCACGTCAGATCATCAGCATTCTCAACAACTCGTTCTATCGTGGAACCGGCGGAGCTGGAGCGTTGGTCTCTTAATGACGCTCTGGAGTCCAGTATGGCGGATCACGATTGAATCGGTTGTGTACACGAATTACACGTTGGCCAATCTCACAATCAAGTCAGGCCGGACGAATATCTATGAACAAGCACAAGCCGGCTACGTCAATCTCCAACTCATCAATTTGGATCAAAGTACCGTCACACTCAACATCAATGATTCCGTCACCATCGAACTACAAGATTCAACGGCAACATTCGTTCCAATCTTCGGCGGCACAATCACAGAATTCGGAATTGAGATTTCTCAAACGGGAACGTCCATCATCGCTCAAACGATTTCAATCGTGGCTCTCGGTGCGTTGGCCAGACTTCCAAAAGCACTCACCGAAGGCGCACTCACGTCGGCACATGATGGAGATCAGATCTATGAAGTGCTCAAAGGATTGCTCGCATCGACGTGGAGTGGTGTTCCTCCGGCGATAACATGGGCGACCTATGATCCAACGGTCACATGGGCAACGGCCGAACAAGCCGACATCGGTGAGATTGATCGTCCCGGCAATTATGATCTAGCGGCTCGAACTTCAAGCCGGACGGATGTCTATTCACTCGTGAGCGCACTGGCCACGTCGGGTCTTGGTTATATCTTTGAAAATTCACTGGGACAAATTTCCTATGCTGATTCGACACATCGAACGACTTATCTTTCGACCTATGGCTACACCTATCTCGACGCCACTCAAGCTCTTTCCAACGGAATGGCGGTTCAGACTCGCTCGGGCGATATTCGAAACTCAATCGTTCTCAAATACGGAGTCACTTCATCGCTGGAGACAACACCGTTCGAGGATGCGACATCGATTGCCACTTATGGATTGCTCGCTCAAATCATCTCGACAACCTTGAAAAATCATCCCGATGCCGATGATCAAGCCGCGTTCTATCTAACACTCCGGGCATATCCTCAAGCGAACTTCGAACAAATCTCTTTCCAATTAGCAAGTCCCGAACTCGATGATGGCGATCGTGATTCATTGATCAACATATTCATGGGCGTTCCTCTTTCAATCTCGAACTTACCGTTGAACATGAATTCCGGTGAATTTCTGGGATTCGTCGAAGGTTGGACATTCCGGGCGGCCTATAACGAAGTCACCGTCACGGCCAGTCTTTCGCCACTCGCATTCTCACTTCAAGCAATGCGGTGGGATGATGTGTCAGTATTGGAACACTGGAATACCGTATCGGGGACTCTCGATTGGCAGAATGCGACACAGGTCGCTTAAGGAGTAGGAATGACAAATCCAACAACAAACTTCGGATGGGTGATGCCAACGGCGACCGACTTGGTCACGGATCTTCCAGCCGATTTCAACGTGTTCGGTCAGGGCGTTGATACGTCGATGGCCGATTTATTAGGTGGAACAACGGGTCAGGTACTTTCGAAAACTTCGGCGACCAGTATGGATTTCACTTGGGTCACTGCTCAAGTTGGTGACATCACTGCCGTCAATGTCACGTCTCCAATCACCGGCGGCGGTTCATCCGGCGATGTAACTATTGCAATTCAAGATGCACTCACTACTCAAAAGGGTTCAGTGCAACTATCGGATTCAACTTCAACGACTTCATCGGTTCTTGCGGCTACTCCAACGGCGGTCAAATCAGCTTATGATCTAGCGAACGCGGCAATCCCCAAGACGCTTACAACGACTACGGGAGACACGATTTATGCGTCGGCGGCGAACACTCCGGCGCGTCTCGGAATCGGTTCAACGGGTCAAATTTTAACAGTCGCGGCAGGTCTCCCATCATGGGCGGCGGCGGCTACTCCAACTAAATCATGGACTCAGGTTGCAACAGGTTCAACGACATCAGGCGCGGCACTGAACCTCACTGGTCTAACTGCATACGATAATTATTTTCTAGTTTTTTACAATATCAAAGTGTCGGTGGCAAGTGACCAATTCACTTTCTATTTTAATGCAGACACTGGCAGTGCTCTCTATACTGGTGCAGGTTGGGAAATTCCTAATACTTCGGCTTATTCTGCAACTAATTTATCTAATTCGAATACCCCGCAAGCTTTTGCACCCGGTGGAAATTCTTCCTATTTCTCAAATGTCGCCGCTTCGACTTTAACCTTTAGCATTACAGGGTGCAAGTCAGCAGTGTCAAAACAATTTGATTCACAATACTTCTCGCAAGGTGGTGGAAAGTCTGGACTCTATCGTGGAATTTATAGAGGCACTGCCGCACTTTCGTCTCTGAACATCACACTACCGGCATCAACTTTCGTCACAGGAACTTACTATCTATATGGAGCCAACTAATGACACACAGAATTGAACATGATGCGCTTACAGATGAAATCACCTTGATCCCTTTAACGGATTCTGAATTAAAAGAATTTGAAGCGGCGGCAAAAGCCAACGACAAAGCAATCAAAGAGGCAGAATTGCAAGAAGCAAAAAAGGCAAAAGACAAGGCCGATCTTTTTGCAAAACTTGGCATAACTGCCGATGAAGCTTCATTGCTTCTTTCGTAATGACTCTACTTTCGCAAAATGGTTGGATTGCATCAAAGGATGCATCCGAGATTCAGATTGTCAGCATTCCCATCAAGGGAACGACGGTCAAGGTGCGATGTGCGAAAGCCGTCGCACCCTTGATTGCTGGATTCTGCTCCGAATTCCATGAACTCATTGAACCCATCGATGAAGGATCACTCGATGATTGGGGATTCAACTTTCGAATGGTCAGAAATTCAACCGACCAGCTCTCCAATCACTCGTCCGGGACTGCCGTGGATCTCAACGCCACACAGCATCCTCTCGGCAAGTCTGGAACATTCCCGAGCGAAAAAGTGCCAATGATACGAGCGTTGGCCAAAAAATACGGCATGATGTGGGGTGGAGATTTCCGTCGTCGTCCGGATGAGATGCACTTCGAAATCAACGTGACTCCGGCGAAGGCCGCCGAAATCATCGGGAGCATGAAGCAAGGAGCGAAAACATGAAAGAAGCAAAATCACTCGCCGCGTCATGGTTGAGATCATTCATCGCGGCATCTCTTACCTTATACATGGCAGGGGTCACGGATCCGAAAATGCTATTCAATGCAGGGTTGGCCGCCATCGTTCCGGTCATCATGAGATGGATCAATCCTGCCGACAAGTCTTTCGGGGCGAAGTAACATGGAGACTCAGGCATGGCTCGCCGTGGGCTTGGGGGTCATGGCGGTCATGTCTGGGTTCTATGGTGGACTCAAATGGTTGGTCAAAACAATTCTTCTCGAACTCAAGCCGAACGGTGGACAATCACTTCGTGATGAAGTCGATCGTCAATCTAGGCGACTGGATATGCTCTATGTCTTACTCCAAAAAGATGGCTCGTTCGACTAGACACTCCCGGGATTAGGCTCATGCTTGACTCATCTTGCTCACCGATGTCATTCTATATTCGGGAGCACAGACAAGGCTCTCACGGGAGCAAAAAATGAATGAACTATCGATCGTCTTGGCAATGCTTATCGCCAACATCTTCTCGGTTCTTATGGCTTATTCAATAGGATTTCGAGAAGGCAGATCCGAAGGCTACACACGAGGCCGAGCAATGTCTCGCCACATCTCAGCTAAGGCGGTCTCAGAATGAGCGGCTTCTTGGATGGATACGAGGATGTCAATTCCAGAATCAAAAGATTTCGCGCCGAATACGTCTCGGGCAGAATTGAAACATCCATCATCGACATCAACATCGAAAAGGGATTCATCCTTGTAGAGGCTCGGGCATTCCGGGAATACGAAGATTTCTCTCCGTCGGCGATTGATTTCGCATTCGAAGTCAGATCGGCTCATGGCGTCAATCAAAATTTCTGGGTCGAAAATTGTGTGACATCGGCCATCGGGCGATGCATCGGACTTCTCATGCCTAGTGATCAACGACCTACAAAACAAGACATGGAGAAGGTCGAGCGATTGGAAGCTTCTCCAGCTCCGACAAAGTACGAAGATGTATGGGCAATCTCAGAGACAATCAAAGAAGTGGCATTCGGTGTCGAATCCGGAACACTGCCACCGGAGGCTCCAACTTGCCAACACGGTCACATGATCTTCAAAGAAGGCACATCACCTAAGACGGGAAAACCTTATCGGGGGTGGGTCTGCTCAACGAAAGACAAGTCGTTCCAATGTCCAGCCAGATGGGAGACGATCAATGACACACGATGAGTTGCTGGGAAAGTTACTTGTAACAGACAAAACTAATATGGATATGGAAGTAATCAAATGGCAATTAGCACTTTGGGCAGTAGTGGAGTTGCATAAGCCAAGTCTAAAAGATTACAAAAATGAAATTGGATGTGTCGGTTGCGATATCAATTCTGAATGGGCAACCTGGAACGAGGAATATCCGTGCCCAACAATCCAAGCCATAGAGAAGGAGTTGAGATGAGACTCAAATGCGGAATAGAAACCTGTTCTATGCCAAATGAAACAAGAAAAGCCCACGAGGATTTCGAAGCACTTATGCATAATGTCTGTTGGGAGTGTGGCGAAAAAATCAAAGATAAGGTGGGGAATAAACTAACTGATTTTCTAGATGTTATCCACTACATAGAGAAGGAACTAAGGTAATGGGCGATTTAGAGATACACACAGTCAAAGGATGGGTCAAGCTCGAAGATATTATCCTTGCACAAGAGACGTGTTCTAAGTGTGGAAAAGAAGATGACGCCGATGGAGCCGGGTTCATCTCAACCGAACCCATCATCTTTCATTGTCGCCAATGCCGGACGGATGTTTAAGATGCCGGTGTACACATTGACTCCGGTGGAGGAATGGAAATGTCATGCACAAGCCATTCATCAATATTGGGTCGCACCGGAGGAGCTAAGTACCGAGCCGCGACATAACACTCGACTCTCAACCCATCAACAGGTTGCAGAGTTAGCCGAATCAATAGCCGCCGAAGTTGTTGTCGCACGTTACTTCGGACTCGACTATTCCATCGAGGAGTCATGCTTCAAGCGAAAGGCCGACGTCGGTCAAGGCTTGGAAGTACGGTGGACTCATTACGATAACGGCCAACTCATCGTCCGGGGCAATGATCGCGAGAATGACATCGCCGTTCTTGTCGTAGGCCGATCACCGAATTTCAAGATTGCCGGGTGGATCCCGGTGACGGTTGCAAGAAAACCACGATACAAGAACGGAATCGAATCATCATGGTTCGTTCCACAAAACAATCTCGCTCCGATCAATGAGCTTGCAGGGAGTAAGTATGCAAACGCCATCCGATAGTTGTGCAACGTGTGGCCATGTCAAGCATCGAATCGTCATCGTCAGCGATCTCATGCCGCCGAATATCTACACGGTCGAATGTGGATATTGCGGAACACTTCGTCTCATGCGACTGCATCCCGTCGATGAATAGTTATCCACAGGAGTTATCCACAGGGGGGCTAAACCTGTGGACGACACTCAGGAGCCGCGCTCAAGTTATCCACATG